TATACAAATTATCTCCGAAGTTCTGCTTAAAACACATCTTGCAGTACTGTCCATCCGCACCGAAGTAGAATGGTGGTTCCTTAGCGAAAGTTATAGTGGAAGCTAACGCTGATAATAAAACAATAATTAATTTCATAAGTAATCTCCCTTAAATTCCGTAAAATTGAGCGATAATTTGCTTTTGCTCATTACTAAGTTTGGTTGAAGACGCAGGGTTATTCGCTATCTCCTGAACCTTTTGTACGGTAGAAGCATCGTATTGCGTCAATATAGATGGGTTGATAAAGGAGGTATTGTCCTTCTTTTCAATCGGTGTGTTTACTGGCGCAAAAACTGGCTCGGTTTGAACAGACTTAGTCGCTAAAACAGTGAGTTCTTGTTGAGTTTTTTGCAGGTTCTCAATCAAATGGCTTTCAATGGTAATCAAAGAATCATCAATGATCTCGGAAACCGCTAAACTTTGGTTATTAAAATCAGATATATTTAAAGAATTGTCGTTCATCATTGTGCCCCATTGCTTTTGATAATCTATCTCTAATTGTTTGCCTATAATTTTGGTCATTTTTATACTGCTCATAGTTTTTGTTCATGTCTGATAAAACTGCTTCTTTAGTTTCAGGAACCACATATCGAGATGGTGTATTGCTTCCCTGTCGCTCCTTAGAAAGCGTTGTTCTAACACCATCTAACAGTTCTATTGTTTCCGCAGTTTTAGGAAGCTTTAAGTACAATTCTTTTAGACCATCATTAAAATAATTTCTAACCCATCGCTCTACTGTTTCTAACTTTTCCTTTCCTTGTACACCAAGCTTTTCAATTTCTTTTTGCTCGTCTACCCTCAATTTATTGGCAATCCCAGCCGTTGTCTTTAACGTCTCTGAGACAATTTCTTGAGGCAAGTTCTTTTCTTTCGCAAATTGCAAAAACCCTTTTAATTCTTCCGTATCTGCTTCAATAACCCCATTCAAATCACTAATATCGTATTCTTCTGGTGCTTTTGAAATATTATCCCTCGCACTGTATTTTTTTTGCAATTCGTTATAAGATTTAGCCAAATGAGAAATATATTTAAAGTTCTTAGGCATCCACTCAGGTCGTTCCCCTTGACCTGGTGTATTTTCATCAAGATACCATGTGGCTTCTTCTGTTTTTGCCTCAGTATTAGGTTGATTATCTTTCATTTCTTCGCTCATTGTGCCTCCTGACAAATTTTCGCCTCGTAACGTTTCGCATGTTCAATTAAATGCTTGATAGCATCACAATAACCATCCTTATATAAGGAATAATTAGCATTGTATTTAACAAGCAAACCGCCCTCTATGCTTGGAACAGAGCTTAAAATATAATTGTCCATCAACCATTGCATTAACTTCTTGCCATCTTCACTTTTTTCAAAAACCTTATGACAAAGCATTTCTATATCTACGGACGGTTTTTGATTTAAATCAACCCCTACATGCTCCTTTAAAAGGTCTTTTGCTTGTTCAATGATGTTATCTTGCCGCATTTTTAAGCATTACCTCTCTTTCAATCGCCACTTGTTCATTAATTGCTTCATCTTCTCCATTATAAAACTCCTGCAACTCTTCCCTCGTTAGGACAGTTTCTTTATCAACTCCCAATTTCTCTGCAAGCCAAACTGGGCAATTAACCTTATCAAAGAACTTAATGGCGTTCTCAGGACCAAAAGTGCTTTGCGCAACCTGAACAAACGCCATAAATGTCTCTACGTCTTGTTGTCCCTGAGCGATAACCAGCGGAGACTGGTACTTCAGCTTAACGAGCTTCCCGTCAATATCTAACGGCTCAATAATGGCTCTGGCTTGCAGGATATCAATTACTCTTTGAATCGTGGGAGCCAAAAACTCTTGCTGCAATCGAGTGAATAAAGGTCCTATTTCTTCCGCTAAGTTCTTTTGCCTGATAGTAATTTCTGTTGCGGTTTTAGTTGGGGTGTCTTCTATATCGCCAATTGGATTTGCGAATAAAATAGTATTAATTTGCTGGCGTAATTCATTCGCTAATAACTGAGCGAACATCGGCTGACCAGCGTCAGGAAATGGAACCACCGGCGGAGAACCGTCAGGAGAGGGTGCTATAGGAATAACAGAATTTGGTGCAATTCTAAAAGTATTGGCGTTAAACACCCCATCGGAATACGCCATAACGGGCTTAAAGGTATTAAACGCTGAGGCCGCAAATTCTAATTCAAAAAGCTTATTTAACGACAAAATTGATGGTAAAGCTTCGAGCACTGGTCCTCTGCCCATCACTTCAGTATTGGCTTTACTCCACCTAAAAATTATCCAAGGAGAGGCCAAATATTCTTCTTCTAACAACTTATCATTATCAGTCCATACCACGTACTTATATGGCTTTTTGTCGCCGTGGCAATAAACAACACCTTCATACAAGCCTTTAACAGTAGCATTGGGTTCTTTATCTAAAGCCTGTAATAAGTAGTCAGGAATACGAGCGTTAGGCCACAGTATCTCGATTTCAGACACCTTCGTCTCACCCCATGTCCGGTAAGCACTCTCTATCCTTCCGTTGCACGATTCTTCAAACGCAAGCTGGCATAAAGGAATAGACATAAATTGCAGCGGATTGTCATCAGTGCCTTCATTGCAAACCAATGCCGCCGTCCCTAAAGCCAAGTCGTAATAACATTCGTTAATAACACAATCAAAATTAGACTGCCGTATATAATCGAATACAATCTGAGTGCTTTTCTGTAAATATTCGGCAAGCCTTTCCTTGTCGTTATCACTCAGCTCAAGCATACTTCCGGCTTCAAGTTTTGCCCAGATCTGTTGCGGTGGAGTTAACGCTCTTTGAACTTTTGACACAAAGTTGCGAGTAGCCGCTATGGCGGTAGTATCATAAACCTTAGCGTTTTTCTGTGCGCCCTGGTTCTGGTTGGTGTAATAAAATAGATTTCGTTCAGGAATACAATAACGTTGAGCCGTCTCTAATAACGCCCACCAGTTCATCGCCAAGCCATAAGCTCGCTGATAACGGCGCTTGTAATAGCTTAAATCTCTGCTCACTTACCACCTAAATGATTGCCTAATACCCCGCTAAAATCGTACTCATCATCACCAAACATCGCCTTGTTATTTCGTGGCCTTGTCATTTTGGCTTTTTGAGCATCTAAAGCTTTTTGTTGTTCTGCAAAATGACTATTCAAAGCTGCTTGATGTATTCTTGCTTGTTCCGATTGAGCTGCGACTTGCCGGTCAAATGTACTCTGAGCCATCACCATTTGATTTTCCATTGCAGCCATCTGTTGTGCATGGGCTTCGTTCTTTTTCTTGTCTGGCCCGAAAAACCCGTATTTTCTACCCATAGAATTTTTTCCTAAAATCATTGAACAATATTAAAAAACTAAGGTAATACGGTAGAGAAAGTCAAGAAGGTAGTGTATGATTTATACGTATAAAAAAACCATTTTAGCCAATCAATTACCCATAACTAACATTATCGGTAATTAGATTATGAAGGTTCAGAAATATTTAACAAAGAGTCAAAATTAACCAAATAAACAATGGAATCTCTTAGAGCCTCTAGGGTTATCGCATCAGCTTCCTTGTCACAGAAATGCCTCAAATACATCTGTAAACCAGCTCTAATGAAGTGCGCCTTAGGCTTTCCAGTATAGGTTGATAGCCTCTGCAACGCATAAGCCGTTTTATCTTCAATCTTAAACGTTACTATTGCCATCTAGTACACCTAAATCTAGCCAAACCCAATGCACATTAGGCAAACTTTCTTCAATCTCGTCTTTGTTCATGGTGAAGCGAATTTCTACCTTATTATTTGCCTCAAATTTCTGAGCGTACTCTTTTTGAACCATCTCAAACTTGCTTTGAAGTCCTCTAAAGTTTAAATTACGCATTCTTTGAACCATTTAAAACATATTTAAAGTTCTCTATACTCGTTTCCAACTTATCAAATTTGTTTATCTGCTCGGATTGAGCTAAAACATTCATTGATTTCTCTGCAAATTCTGGCGTTATTTCTCCTCTAGCCAGCAATTCGATAATATAATCAGACCTTTCTTTTAACGTACAATACTTACTTAAATGGCTCATTTTTGGCCTATCAAAACGATTTTGAATAGTTCTTTTCACGTACCAGTACTCCCCTCTTTCTAAGTCTTCCATAATGAACTTGTCCCACCAATATTCAGCTAAAATACAGGCGTATCCATATGCTTGTCTAAATTCAGGATATCGTTTCACCCACGAATGAAATGTATCTTTACATATTCCAGCCTCTAAACAAAACGCCATTATTCCTTTTCCAGCTCTAAATAATTGGGTAAGCAATGGTATGTGTTCTTCTTTATCATAAAGACTCATCATCGGCTTCTAAACCCTATTTAACCCTATGAAAATAAGCGAGTATGAGTCTGGATGTTTATAGTTCATTCCCCATCTCCTACTAGCTCAGGGTGCTCATAAATGTTACCAATCACCATAATTTTAGCTTTATAGGCGCACGCTTCAAAAACAGGAGAATTTCCAAACTTAAACAGACAATCTTCTTCGTCCCAAGTTACCAAATAGGTTCCTTCTTCGTTCAATGAAACAACATCGCCTTCCCAAATCTCTTTGCCGTTCTTGTCGTAAAGACCGGTGAATTGCTGCGGCATATAATCGCCTTCCATTAAATCGTAATGGTATTCCTCATCACAAAAATCCATGCTACAATCAGACCAAAAATAATGTACACCCTCAGGATATAGCATCTTTTTCCAATGAATAAGCCACACCCTAAATTTAATCTGCCTTTTGTTCATATCATTATTCCTCTACAATAATTTTTCTATCCACCCACCGCTGTGCATCTTCTCTATTTTTATATATCTTTTCGCCTCCTATAAATTCCCAATCATAAACATTGTGCGGGGACAGCTTATACTGTATCCTATACTCGCCTGTTTTCACTTTAACCACTCTGTACTGTGTGTCACTCATTTTCCGCCCCAATCATTTTACAATTGCTAAAGGTTGCGTTTTCAATTTTGTGAAAATTCAAAATCTTATTTTTGTCGTACGTTCGCTCCCACCCCGCTCTAGCAGCCCAGAAAACGGAAAAGATTAGCCCATGAAACAGCATGGCGCAAAACACAATCTCTAAAAATTTTGTCAACATTTCTACAAAAACCATACAAATCCCCTAAACCTTCCAACCACAATTCACATTCGGTTCACTGAAATCATCATACTCATCATACCTCAAGTAACTTTTACGCTTCTCTCGGCTCGCTCTTGAACTAGAAAACATCGCTGCAAACTCTCTCTTCTGCTTTTCACGATTTTCCTTAGCCAAACACCCGCATGATTTCGTCCCTATACCTTGTCTTGCGATATTCGATAACTGCACTTTGTGATGATTACCGCACTCACACTCGCAAACCGCAATTGCTCTGTGCTTTTTGTCTTTCTCAATTGCAATCACGGTAAGTCTACCGAATTTTCTTGAGATTGAATCTTCCACTTTTTCTTTCTCATTCATCTTATTCTTCCTGCTTCATTTTGAATTTGTTTAAAACTCTTTTTTGGCTTTGGTAACATCCCTCGAATGTTATCCAAGCTGGTTTTTGCAATTCCCAACGATTTCTCTCTAGCGGCTTCTTTGTCATATCCAAGCTTTAACACGTTCAACGGAGCAGAATTGTACAATTCTGGGATTTGATTATGAGTTCCGTTTCGCATGAAATGTTTAAAATCCATAGCGTTTCTTGGAACAACTTCATCTCGCTTCAAGTATTTCCCTTCTAAAATTAAATCCAATGCATTCAAAATTTGCTTGGGACGAAATTCTTCCAGTCCTTCAACCCAACCTTCCAAAACAAAGTCTTCTTCTTCCTTTCGCCAGAAATAGGCAGTTCCACCAACTTGTTTCGCCATTATCAACAAAACCGTATGAACGAAATCTTGTTTCTCAACAAAATTAAATTCTTGTAATTTTTTATTAGAAAAAATCATTTTTTCAAATGGCCGTAAAATTACTGGCAAATTGTTAATGACTTCAAAATTTATCATATTTTCCATCCTTCAACTCCCGCTGCTTCAGCTCTAGCCTTCATACGCTCGATAAAACTGTTTTGCTTTACCGCAGATTGCACAGCCGTAAAATCTCGATACGACATCTTCTGCTTCCACTGCACTTGAGCTTCTCGCTGTAGTTCCTCGGGTGTTCTGCAAACATTCTCCCAGCGGTCTTGATTCAACCAGGTCGCAGGATTTGCCCATGATGGCATCCAAACTCCGAGACGAGTGCAATGTTGTCGTTCGGTTTTTTGCGCTTCTAGGGCGACTAAAATTGTTGCTAGCGAGGTTTTCCTGATGGCACGGTCAAATGCCTTGGCAGCAGCACCCTTGCCAACCTTGAGCGGATAGGTTGCCCAGAACATCAAGAAATTTTGAGCTGCTAGCGGAAGTGATTTTTCAGCTTTGGGTTTTTCTTGGTAGGCGACAATTTCTGATGCCGCAAGTGGCAATGGCTCTTCCTCAGGCGTTGGTTCGGGCACTGAGGTGGGTTTTTGTTGTTCAATATTTTCTTCTAAAACTGACTCAGAAAAAGAATGGTCGGCCGTCAGGTCGATACTTGGTTCGGTCTTGGGTGGTTCAATGGCCTCTGGTTCTGGGGTATCCTCGCCCGCACGTTTTGTTTTTGTATTAGTCTCTGTATTAATCTCTGCCTTAGTCTCTGACGTAGTATGCCTGTTTTGGGCATACTGGTTTGCCTCGTTTAGGCACTCAGTATGCCTGTTTTGGGCATACTGGTATGCCTGTTTTGGGCATACTGGTTTGCATTTTTTTGTGGCATGCTTTTTAATTAAGTTTAGTATCTTATCTAAATGTATTTGGTAATAAGTCCTAGCTGGCAAGCTTTTTATCTCAATTGAAAACACCCCAGTTTCAATAAGTGTTTTTTTTGCGGCTCTCATTTGCTTTATATTCATTCCCGTTTCTTTGCAAAGGTCTTTATCGGTCTTGTAAAACTGCCCATATTTCATTGTCTTTGCCCAATAAGCTAAAGCCCCAAACAGCAAACCAATCCCGATTGAACCAAACATTTGTGCGTACACGGGCTTATAAATAATAATTGGCTCTTCACTTAAAAAGTCATTAAAAATTTCAGATAAGCTTTTCATTTATTTTCTCCCAAAAAACTGGTAACATACATCTACATTAATTTCACATTGATTAAGCCCGAGCTAATTACTCGGGCTCTTTTTTGTCCTAAAATGGGATTTCGTCCCCTAGTCCCTGTTCTACAGGTTCGGAGCCATTAACTACATACGGAGGCACATACAAAGCCTTAGCGCCACTCAAAAGTGTTTCTGTAGCTGTTGCAAAGCTTCTCTGCAAGTAGCGGTCAATGACATTTTGGTCGTCGTATCCTTCGTTGCCTTTTTTAACTCCAACAAGACAAAAGACATCACGGCCAAACAACTCCTCATCAACCAAAGTTCCTTTGTTGAACTTGTCAATTAGATAATGGTCTCCGATAGAGTCGACCATCTGCTTAATCTTCTTCTTATCTCCGCCGAAGATAGGGTCAAAAACATATCCGCCATTACCGTTCGCATCTATAACGGAAAGCTTAAATTTTCTGTACTTCCCGCCATTTTTCATCTCAAGCTCTTTACCTTCTCTATCCGTTGTATAGACATCAACGATAGTTGCCACTGCTTTACCCATTCTCAATAACTTACTCATGACTACTCCTCAAATAAAATTTCATATTGATTTGCCTTAAGTTATCCGAGATTGGTGCCCACTAAAACACCAATCCCGAAAACTGCTACACTAAACATCAAACACATTCCGAAAAACCTTTTATCTTCTCTAAACATGCTTAAACACCACGTGCACAGTGAATACTAAAATTGCCGTATAAACTGAGAACATGAAAAGATGAAGACCTGTAATACGCATTCGCTGTTTTACTGGTTTCCTGTACAATTCTATGAACCTATGCATTGAAGAATCTCCATACCAGTATCTTTCCCAACCTCAACTTCAAACTTGGCGACCAGCCCATTAAAGTGACTTAATGCAAGTTCTAACTGATATTTATGATGCATAAGACGATGGCGTAATATGCCATCGTCTCCTATTTCTTCCGTTACGATATCAGCCATAAGCTCGTACATATCATCTTGAACCACGGATGTTTCAAAATTAATAGTTCTGAGTGTTCGCATGATGTTTTTGATTTCTCCTTGGAGTTCCGCTTTAGTCAGCATGTTTTTCTCCTTCTTCCTTATTCACTGCCACATCATCTACGCTAAGATAGCAAGACTCGTCTCCAGGTTCCATACCGGCTTTCATTTCGCACTTGCAAAAATAATCGCCTAAAGGCTTGTTGTTGCATTTTTCGCACCCGTTACGAACCATAAGAACCTTTTGATGTTCTTCTTGCTTCATAGCATCAGCGAGTTCCTTTTCGAGTTTAGCTATAACGTTCAACGCTTGCTTTTCACTCAAACCTTCCAGGGAATTAACCTGAGCCGATTTCTTAAGCTTTTGAACCCTTTCATCGCTTAACTTAACTGCATCTACTAGACTAAAAAGACGATGCCTTGTTTCTTCCAACATGCTTGACTGCTCAAGTATTTGAACGTTAGGACTGATAGGCGTTATTTTTTGGAATTGCTTTTGAGGCTCAGGATAGTCCCTGGCTTCTTCAAGAGTAATTATTCCTCTTAATAGAAAAGCAAACGCATCCCTTAAAGCAAAGCCCCTGGCTCGCATCTGCTGCATTCGCTTTTTATAAGTCCGCCACGGCCCTTCTCTTTTCAAAAGCCCAGCAGCTTCTGCATCCTTCTCGCTAAACTTTCTTACGATTTCAGGATGTCCCTTACGTTTAACTCTACATATTGCCGTTTCAGTTTCTTCGTCATATTCCTCATGAATATAGTCACACTCAGGAGATGATTGACACAAAGCAAGCAACGTATCGCCATACACACACGGTCTTCCATTAATCACTGCAACGTTCTGCAAAGCCTGCATAGGTTGTAAGCCGATTTCCGCACCATACTGAATCGCACAAAGCACATCCCCTGGTTTACTCCTGAACTCCTTAGGACAAAACGAAGATGCAGCTATAAACTCGCAAGCCTTCCATGCGTTCTCAAATCGGCTAAAGTCCATTATTCCATGACTTTGTTGTTGAATGATTGTCGTAGCCATCACACGCCCTCCCTTGCTTCATAGCTCACTTCCACAATATCGTCTTCGGATTCCGACATTTTTTGATAAGTTTCTATGACCTCAGCCAATCTAAGTGCATCGTTTTTTGTTTTAGAGAAAGCCTCTCTAAATCCATAATCATCAATCATTTTGCAAAGATGGAAAATTTCTTGCCTATAACTAGCCATTAAAAATTCTTTTGGAATATAAAGCGTTTTTCTCATTACACAACTCCTTCTACTGAAATCCATGTTGTACCGAAGTGACGAACGGCTTTTATTGACCTTTCTATTTTTTCGCCAGTAATTGCATCTTCAAGTTCATACAAGTCTTCAGGGAAAAAAGGAAAACGCAAAACGTTGACGACACGAACAAGCTGCGTGGGCGTAGTCTGGGTGTAGTCAAAGATTTTGGGTTTTGGTTTTGAGAAGAGGCGCTTTAGCTTTTGGGAAAGGGGTTTAAGTAAGTTGCGTTTTATCCTTAGTTGGCTTTCACTATAAAACACGTTATCTGAATGGTTACCAATGGCGCTATTCAACATAGTTTTTGCTCCTTTATTTAAGTTAATTGACTGTTTAAACAGGAAACTTAACCCGCAGGAGCTAAAAACAGACGCAAAAAAGCCTACTGCCATGCGACTTACACGGAAGTTGAAGATTTTTTTACTGTTGGAGTCTTGCTCTGACTTGAGCTTATAAGATAAGATTGAGTCAAACATGACTTAGTCTCCTACTAGATTAAGTTGTGTTCTCTCGGCGGGAGCGTTACACCCTAAGAGAGACGCTACTTCCAGCGTTATCGGAAGCAGACTGCCCAAAATCGAATCAATCGAACTTGACTGAAAGTCATTTGGGCTTATTTGCATCTTAAAACGGCGTTTTAAGAAAAGCAAGGGATAAGTGAAGAATTTTAAAAATGGATAAAGACATGTTAAAGCCAAAAAGGTCATTTAGTTCCTCTCATCGTTGGGTGGACTAAAGGAGACTTGTAAGTCTTGGTCGGTTTACAAGTCTCCACTTCTTACTTCTTGGGACCATCCAAGAAGCAAAAAATCTTTTCAATTATACTCCATCAATACCTATATAACAAAGGTATAAATCTCTAAACTCTTGGCTTTAGGCTTTAGGCTTTAGGCTTTAGGCTTTAGGCTTTAGGCTTTAGGCTTTAGGCAGGCAAACGCCCATTAGATCATGCCTAGAGCCGCCTTGTCTGTAGGCTTTTTACTATAAGTCTTGTGCGTAATTGCTTACAAATAACTTACAATACCCCATTATCTTATACACGGTTATGAGGAACGCAAACACCTAAGTTATACAGGCAATATTTGTGGAAATGGTTAAAACGGGATGCTTTCGATGGTGGGTTCTAAGTCTAGTAGCTCTAGCACGAAGGGATGAAACAAAATGGAAAAACAAGCGGTCTTAAGCTTCTCCATCGCCCTTCTTTTGTACTCGCTTACGGTCTTATCTGAAATATTAAGCTTGAGCGCAATTTCCTTGTTGCTCATGTCTTTTTTCATGCAATCTAGAATTTTAATTTCCTGGTTCGAAAAAGGTTTGTGCTTTTGCCTTTTGTTGTTATCTTCAGTGACAAAGGCCTTGACGCTCCCTACCAGTCTTACAATTTCCGGAATTTTGTAAGACACCCTTTTGTTCTTGTCCCAGACAAGGCAATGAAGGACGTTTTTGTGGCCTTTGAGAGCCAAAAACTCTTTTTCGCTAATCAAGTCTGGCTTACCAGTGATAAACGCTACAACGACGTTATTTTGAAGATTTGCGATTTGGAGTGCCACCTGACATCCGTTTGCGTCCGGTAGCAGCACATCTTGCATTAGTAAGTCGATATTATGCTTCTTGGCATGCTCTATCGCTTCCTTGCCGGTGCTCGCTACCGTCACGTTGTAGTCATTCATCAAAGACCGCTCGAAATCCGCAATTAGCTCATCATCTTCGACTAGGAGGATATCTAACATTGCAAGGCTTCCTTGGTCTGCAACGCTCGCTTCATGCGGTCAGCGAAGCCGTTAATCTGCTCCACAGTCTTGGCCGAAGGATGGTTGATAGCTTTCGATACCTCAAACACGTCCTTTTCGAAGTCTCGGTACGAAATAGTACGCAACATCCGTTCAACGAAATAAAGCAGCGCAATCTTAGCGGCTATCAACTTGTCCGACGCTAAGTCTGGTTCGTTGATTAAGTCGATGCCAAGCTTCTTGCCAAAGTGCCCATAGTTCGCACGGCCAGTTATGTGCACAAATCCCCTGCCACGATATTTGTACCCGTCCCCTTTCTCGGTATTGCCCAAGTCTTTTCGCATGCCGTACTTGGATTCGAAGTATTGGTATGCATCTTCGCCCTTCGGAGAATGTTCCACGAGGAACCTAAATCCACCCGTCTCATGTCCAAGCTGGGAGAAGATATGCGGTAGCATCTCAGCGGTGAGCTTTATGCCAAGCGCTTTTGAGGCTAGCCAGAAGTAATGAGCGCACTCTTTAACGTCTATAGCCTTATCCGCATTCTTCGAGATAGCGGATTCTAAAAGCTCTAATTGCTTGTCTCGCCTCTGACCTAGCTTGTCCAGTGAGTAACCAAGCAACAATTCGTATGTCTTTGGACAACGAAAAGCTAAACCCAACAGTCTTCGTAATAAATTAAGTAACCAGTTCATGATAACGATTCCTCTCAATAATTTGCCTTTGAGACAATTATCAAGAAGTTCACCATCCAAATATGTAAGTACGATAAAGGACAAAAACACCTGACCTATCCTGGTAGAGTTCTTACAAAAAATCTGATTTTGTAGGAAAAATCCTTACGAAAATCAGAGACCTATTGGGAAGATTATAAATGTTTTAGTAGGAAAAACCAACAAAATCAATGTGTTTTTAGGATTTTCCAACAATATACTGATCTCAGCATTTACTTGTGTTTCGGAAAATTGATGAAAAAAAAGAAAAGAGGAAGACAGCCATCAAATAAAGTAACAAAGCCAGCATTAGCAAAAGCTATAAAAATTGCTGGCGGTGTCACAAATTTAGCAGTGGATATAGGTATAAGCCATGCCTGTGTATCAACGTGGCTTTACACCGATGAAAAAATTCCAGCTCATCATGTACCTAAAATAGTTGCAGCTACTAAAGGACAGGTAAAACCAGAGGAACTAAGGCCAGATGTTTACACGTTTCATAAATAGCATCGACAAAAAACACAGTTTGGATAAGAAAGACAAGATCATTATTTTTTTTATCATACTATCTTCATTTTTACTATTTTATGTATTTTATTTGCAAGATAAATCTTATAAAATTGAAGAAAATATAGTTTCCGATATATTGTTACAGAAAGCTAAGGAGTTTACTTTCGGAGGATGCAAATATGATGGACATTACCCACGTTTTCATCAGTGCATGCATAGGTTTGATGATCGCATTTTTATTGATGACCACGATCGACATCCAATATATTTTGAGGATAAATCTTATGTAGATTACGTTATACGAAATTTATTAAATAAAGCTATTTATTTAGAAAGTTTTAAAAATGATGTACAATTAAGTACTAACACCCTCCCACAACAGAGGAATGAAAAGTAAGGAGTGATACACTGAAGACGTTTACTGTAATAGTTGAACACGACATGGATGGGTATTATAGAGTGGTAAGTAGGTTAGTTTCAGTTTAGAATTAAAGTATTATTAGAACAATTAAGTTTAATTTTGGAGGAGAAAATGAGTGTAACAGCAAGCGACGTTGCAAAATATATTATCCAGACCTTCAATGAAGAGGAGGCTCTAATTACAAATCTGAAATTGCAAAAGCTACTATATTATGTCCAAGGATGGCATTTAGGGTTATATGATGAGCCTATTTTTCCTGATACATTTCAAGCGTGGCCTCGTGGCCCCGTCATACCCGATGTTTATGAGGAATATAAATCTTATAAAGGAGCGCCAATTTTTCAGGAAATAATAATCACAGATATTGATGAGCCAACAAAATACCATATCGATGAAGTTCTTAAAGTATATGCGCCTAGAGATACTTTAGAACTTTCTGAAATGACTCATCATGAGAGACCCTGGAAGGAAGCAACTAAAATTAGTGGGCGCATAATTGACGCTTCCTCTATGAAAACATTTTTTCAAGAAGAAGCAGAAAAAGATGACTGTATTTTTTTTAAACACTTTTCTAATGGAAAAGAGCTGGACGAAACGGAATATTTATTGTCCTCTCCGGAAATTAAAAAAGCAATATTGGAAATCGGCTCAAACTCAAAAACTATTCCCTATGAACAAAAACCAAATGGAGAATGGGAGCCTGTTTAATGTCATTTCCTATAGAATTCGGTAAAATAGCAAGCAAGCAGTTCGAATATTGGAAAACCCACAATCTAAAAATAAAAAAGAAAATTGATAAGTTGTTGATGGAAATATCTCTTAATCCTTTTTCGGGAACAGGTAAACCTGAACGTCTAAAGCATGGATTATCTGGGCTTTGGTCACGTAGAATAACTGGGGAACATAGACTTGTATATGCGGTTTTAGGAAAAAAAGTGATTATCGTGTCATGTGAAGGACATTATGGTGTTTAGCAACTAGTTCCATCCACCCCTCGAGGTAAACCAACTGCATCTGATTACCCAAATGATAACTCGAGTTGGTGGGTCAGTTTAGCTGAAACAATATACCGTAGAGTCGTAATCACTGTTTCCCGTATTCACTGATGTACTGTCTTAACACTTCCGCCATGCGCTTTTTCTGTTTCGTAGTAGCTATTTTAAATCGCATATGTTCTTCAGGGGTAATGTCGACAGTTAACCTAACCATTTCTTCACTACTTCCTACCCACTGGTCTTTGGTTTTTTTCTTAGGCATCTTGATTGGCTGTTTCTTGCTCATTTTTGACCTCGTTGGCTTTTGTTTTGTTTCTCATAACCTCTTCTTTGTATTTTAATTCTTCTTCAGTTTCCTTAAAGAAAACTAATGCACGTATCGGCTGCCTAGTTTTCACATAAACAGTATCTTCAAAGCCAATATCTTCAACCTCGTTTCCATCTAAATCTATTCTTTTGGCATGAGGAATAAGGAAAGAATAGCGATAAGATAGCTCAGTGGTATAGCATACGAAAAACTGTTTTAAATGAATCTCTTCTACTTGAACTTCATTTATTTTTTTCATCCTTTCGACCAAATCATAAAGTATCCCTCTTTTAAGTGGCTTTTCTTTTCCTATAGGAAAAAAGCACTTTGGAAAAAAGTTTTCAACAATGGCTCTCGTTTTAAGATAAATCAAATATTCTTCTGTAGTTATAACAGCACTTGAGATACCTTTCTTTAGTTTGCTAATTTTTTTGCTCATTCTACTCATTTACATTATCCTAAAACTTAGTTAATTCTTTGACGAAATTCTGAATCTCTTTAGACGCTTTTCCTTCCTTATCTATCTCCTGGGCGACTTTGCCAATATTCCCAGCCTCAGCGAATATCATCCTATGGGTTAGCTCTGACTTTAGCACCATAAAGTCGTCACCTAAAGACCGTATAGCATCTTTTACTTCTCTACTGAGTACAGTATTAAGTATTTTGCGGTTTACAGCAAATACTGTTCTAAGTTTCTTATGGTATATCTGCGCTTCTCTAATTAAATCTAGCGTTTCCTTTGTTGCCCATACGTCATAAGGAGAAGGCGTACAAGGCACCACCACAATACCGCTCGCCATGATAGCTGAGCGTGTAATATCGGTCAGTCTGGGTGGGGTGTCTATGATTACATAGTTGTATCCACGCTTTAAATTTTTTAGGTCTCTATGGATGGTTTTTTTCGCCATAGAGGCTGTGCTCAAATTCTTTGGCAATGGCTCTTCTCTGACATCAGACCACGCTATTATGGAACCTTGTGGATCGGCATCTATCAACAATACCTTTGATTTTTTACTTAATTCAAACGCCGTACAGAGTGAAAGGGTGGTTTTGCCTACCCCACCTTTCTGATTTACGTAACTAAGTATCACAGTATTGCCTCAATAATTGTATTCAGTCTCACTGTATATCATTGTTTGATGTTATCATGCCATAAAGTAAAAAGCCAAGTTACCCAAAATCAATAACTTTCTAAAATCTCATTTACGTACGTTCTTGGCTTGTTATCCCGTATCATCGCATCACGCCAGTATACCGCAAAATACCTAAAACTGTCGCTTAGATGACTCGCCCAATTGTGCAATGGCTTGCTTCTAAAAGTCTTATTCTCGTCATCCCACTCACGCCGATATTCTCTTAAAGCATCTATACCGATAGTGCAATTCGTTTTATGAAACCTGCATTTATCAAATATCGCTCTAACCGCTTGTACTCCATTGTCAATGCCAACGTTAGGACACACAAATGGATGTATTTTGTAGTCGTGCAATATTGACAATGAACTTCTAGGGGTAGCCATGAATTTTCGTTGAGCGACATCGTGTGGCATTATATGTCCAGCGTAAGAAGCAGTTATTTTAAGCTCTGCTTTAATCTCATATAGCCTTTTTACAAAATATTCTATCCCTTTGTCTGTTTCTTCTAAACAGTAAATAAAATCTATCATCCCATCACTTCTTGGCTGAAAAAACCAAATGCTCGTTGGGTCGCTCACTCCTATATCCCAAGTTGTAAAAATGGGGAGAGCCCTATTGATTTCAAAATTGGTTATTCTGTTTTCTTTCTCCGCTTTGTCAATTTGATGCGTATAATAAGAGCCAGGTGCGCCTATATTAAAATCACAATAGTATTCTTGTCGTATACTCTCTTCTGAAATACCTTTAGCTCGTTCGTTATCAATTTGAGCTTGGGTAATCACGGGACTACCGTTCCAGTTTTTAGTGTCTTCAACAGTTAACTTTTTGATAAACCATTCTTGGTTTTCTTGCAAAGATTGATACATATGATAAAAATGATTTTTTCCTAACGGCGTTCCTTGAATGATTTGCCATCCTTTAGTCTGCACAATCATTGGACTCATGATTTCAAATGCGATTGGGTTATGATTTTGAAATTCAGACCAAATTATGCCTCTTGCGCCCATGCCACGTAAAGAATGGGGATTGTCCGTCCCCGAGAATTGAATTTTTGACCCATTGATTAATTTAACGAATAATTCGGTATTATTGGGTTTTCCGTCAATTAATGCTTTAGGAATTCTGTCTAAAAAAGGTATTCCGTCCGCATCAATTCCACGCCATATTACTTTTCTTAACTGAGTGGATTCGGGGAACAGGTACAAATATATACCCCTTTCCAGAATCGCCTCTGCCGTTAATATTGTTAATGCTGTCAAATCTTTTCCAGAACGCCTATGGTCTACCCAAAGTTGGTTTTTCACACCCTCAATAAAGAACTTAGTCAGCTTTTCTTGCTGATAAGGCCTTGGTGAGAATAGATGCGGTAACTTGGTAATCATGCTCTAATTCCAAAAAATAAACAGTGAACATTTGTTGGTTCCACTGCTTGAGCGTTAGCGTTTTTAAAATATACGTTTAGGGTGGTTTGATTGACGACGCTCCAAGCATAAAATACGCCAATATAAGAAAAGGAAATAAATGCGGAGACCAGATAAAACGGAAAATTAATCGTAATCGTATAATTGCCGGTACTATTTCTGACAACTTGCGCAATATTATATTGGCCTAAAATTTGCGCATTGTTTCCTTGGAAAACGACCCAGGCTTTGGCTACACCTGGATAATAAAATAAATTCTGTGGGGTTACCGCAAGTTCATTGCTAAGGGGTGTTTGCATATCCGCTTGTTGGGCAACAGGGACATTAATTGTTCCAACACCGGTAATAGGACCGCCTGTGGCTAAGCCTTGTGCATTCACTTGAGTCACAGTGCCATTTACCCCATTGGCAGCGGTGGTGATCCTTCCGTACTGATCTACCGTTGCATTTAAAGACGTATAATTTCCAGCAACTACACCACTCGGTCTCAATGAGACTGTACCCACACCCGTAATAGGACCGCCTTGCAAGCCATCACCCGTTTCAACTTCAGACACTGTGCCAGCCCCTGGAAAGGGATCGGGTATTGTTTGTTTTGTGATAAATGTATTTGTCGGGTCTTTTATCCATAACTGATTTGCATTAAGTCTCGGAAGCTGAACGTCCGTATCAGTTAATTGCTCGCTCATTTGATAAGAAGGCGTAATTTGCTTTTGAATCATCTTATTTTGTTGAATCATCAACACTTGGCTTTCAAAATCCGTGTTCACTTCATCAGCTGTAAATGCACCAGCATTGTTGTAAAAGTTAGCCCTAGCATTAGACATACCTCTAATAATTGTGACTATGTCTCCAGCTTGTGGAAACTTATTGGGATTGGTAATGGTAATAGAGCCAGTGTAATCTGGATTTTGAGTCACGGTATAGTCAATCGTTAATGTTAAAATATCGTTAGCGTCACTGGCTGGCGAACCACCCTGGGTTACGAATACCTTTAAGTCTTCAGGTTTAAAAAACACAAACCCTACACCAAATGTTACTTGATTGGCTACCGCTATATATTGAATTCGTGGCACAACATCAGTGATTGGTATGCTTGGCATAATTACTCCTCAAAATATCCTATGGCTTCTCTTTTGTTTTTGGGAAGCCCCATTGATTTAATATAATTGTCCGTTAACCATCTTAAATACCAAGTCCCCGTTAACGGAAACAAACCAGCGAACTTCTTCATATCAGTTTCGTTTATCTCGCCCGTTAAAAACATATTGGCTGTTCTTTGCGCATTATTCAAAAGTCCTCCAACTGGACCACCTAGCAAATCCCACGCTTCTTTATTCCTGAATCTATCTACCTTGTAGTCTTTCAAAAATGGTAATTCAAAAGCGGCATTAATTTTTGTAACCGCATCCACACCCCAGCCTAAAACCCCAGAATTGGTTATAGCTTCTATCAATAACATATCTGGTCTTAAATCAAGTTCTTCCCCTCTTTGTATTTGGCGGATAATAGGCACAACAGCACCCCAGCTCATCATCATTGAGATTGCTGTAAATTTTTGTGCATCAGGTCTTTGTAGAGTTGGAATAAGAATACTGTTAGTGGCAGCCCAACTATAGCTCATAAACTGAGTCATCGATGCTATAAATTCATTCCTAAAAGTAAAAGGAGTGTCTAAAAGATTTGGCTTTAATATGGTTTTTCTTACTTCGTCTTGTACCGACATTGAAAAGACTTGAGAGGCTTTTAAATCATCCCACAAGTGATAGTTAGAGACATACGCATCGTCTATCCTTCCGCCATGCTTTTTATACTGAGCAATGATTCTATTTGCCATTTCTTTATTGCCTAAACCCAGCATGTTAAGCCTTTCCAGCTCTTTTTTAGCCAATGGCTTTCTTGCCGCAAAATCTAACAAAGAACGAATAGAATGAGATTGAGATACCGTTGCAGACATCACTTCTAGCCCATCTGCTATCTGGTTTGATAAATTAAAATTCATTGAAAATTTAGCGATGTTCGATGTGCCTCGTTCCCATGCGGTCTTAGGCATATATTGGGAGCCATGACCCCATAATTGCTCCATGCTAGCGTTCAAAGCGGTGTTTAATGCTAAACCTGCATCAGATGCTTGAGCTTTAGTCAGTTTCCAGTTTTTCACCATTGGCACAAGACCTTCCATGATAGTAGGCCAAAGGCCGTGGTGCATAATGTTCATAAATATTTCTGTTGGTTGTAAGAATGGCAAATTACCCAACATTGAAGCAGCCGAATAATTTCTTAAGCCTCTTAAAGCGGCGCTTATATTCTCACCCGTCTTGCCAGCAATTTTACCAGGGTTATAATTTCCCCAATAAATAGCATAACTGGTTTTAATAAAGTCTTCTGCTTTTTTAAAATCTTTATCGGCATTTAATAGCTTTTCAGAACGTTCTGGCGTAGAGGATTCTTTTAATATGTCAGATTTTATCTCATCATATTCCATTTTTAAATCATTCACTATTGCTTCCATTCCCTCGTGAGCATTTTTACCACCGTTACGCCTCATGACATCTTCAAACGCAATATACTTGCCCAGATAAGATGAATGTACATTAACTAATTTTGATACGTCGCTCTCTAACCAAGGTTCTATAGCATTATCAGGCACTAAAAGTGTTCTTGATTTTAAAGGATTAGTGCCTCTCTCTTTGATCCCCTTAAACAAACGTTCTACCATCTGATCTTCGCTTTCTTGCAAGATAGTATCCATTGCACCTCTGGCAACAAGCGGCAATTCGCTTTCTGGTACAGTTTTTCTTAAAAATGGTTTGTCATTTAAATCCGTGAACTTAATTTTTCCCGCTTTTGAAACCTTGAAAAATTTCTCATTTATTTTATTGTCAAGCGCATCTATAGTTAACCTTTCTTTTTCAGCTCTAAGCTCTTCTTTTAATTTTTTTGCTTCGTCTCCTAATCTTTTTCGTTCAGTTTTATCTTTAGCTTTAGTTCTTTGCGTCTTGTTAGTTTTGATTGTTTCTTCTAACGCTTTAAGTTTACTGGTTAGATTTTTCAAATCTTGACTTTCCGCCAAAGATAGTGACGGTTTGCCTTCTAATAAAGATAGATCAACTTTTCCAGCATCTATTTCTTTTTGAATTGACTCTCTAGCCTTTTTCTTTTCTTCTTGCAACAATTTAATTCGTTGGCGAACTTGTTTAGTATCAGCTTTAGAAACTTTTAAATTAGCCAGCTCCTCTTTTGCTAATCTTAAATCTCGGTTTGAAATATCTAACGGTTCTCTAATTGTTTTGATTAACTTGTTTTGTTCAGACATGGCATTAACAAGATTTGATACAAACTCATCAGGATTTTCTACAATCTTTGCCTTATTATAAACTCGATTAAGATAGCTTAATGCCCCTACAGGCTCTAAATTGGCTGGCAATACTTCTAATCGAACTAAATCATCATATAACCCATCGTAAACCTTTCTAAAAACTTTAGCCGCCTGTTCAACTGCTTGAATAGAATGTGTGTCGCCTCTACGCATTGCATAAGCGACTTGCTCCATAAATTCGGTTCTCGTCATGGCATCAGGAGAAATCTTAGCTTGCACATCCTTTAATGGACCTCTTATACCCACATGCTCCGCCCAAATACTAGACGCTTGCTCAACTGCTTCATTAGCTCGTCCCATCCAATAGCGTGACATTTTTTCCGCTGATGCTTCTCGGTTTGCACCTTTAGCAACTTTCTCGGTCACAATATTGTGATGGAACATATCATTTGTAAATCTTCTAACAGTACCAAACGGACTGGTTAGCCCTCGAACAATCGGAGAGGCTGAAAATACTTTTGTATAGAGAAAATCTGAAACGATCCCATGTTTTGCAATTCCCTCATCAATTATCTGTTGCGCTCTGCTAACCTTGGCTGATGATAAACTTCCATCAATTGCTACCGCTTTGTATCCTTTGAAGGTACCATCCTCAGCGGCTTCACTTAGAACTTCTATCCCATCAAATTTTGATTTTAAAATCTTTCTTGCGTATTCAGTGGTTCCACCTCTAAGCGCACCCATGCCACCTACGAATGCGCCTGCCATGATAGACTCAACAAAAGTATCTTTAGCCCAGTCTCCCACATCTTTTGTTTGATTCGCTTCCACTATTAAAGCGTTTCTTGTGGCGGCTTGTGCAGCTAACCTTGGTGCTTGTCTAGCAACGTTGGTAAGTACACCTTTCGCAGCATTTATTGCCTTCATTTCACCAACTAATGGAATAAGACTTGATATACTAAAAACTGCACCAGCTGCGCTTCCTAGAAAATTGCCAACTGCCGCCCCTACCCCTTGACCGCTTGCTAAATAATTAGCTTCTTGCATTTCCTCAAACATTTGCTGTTTTTTGAGCCTAAACTCGCCAGGGCTTCTAGCGTCAAATAATGCGCTTAAATATTCCGTAGGAACATCAAAGAAGTCCTCGTCCCAAGGTTTCCAACCGGCAGGAGTTTTGTCATGCAAGAAATTTAATCTATCGTAATAATTATTTGCGATTTTTCCAATAGCGACAATATCTGTCGAGCGTTTAGCGGATAGCGCAAATGACTCAACTGCTCCTGGGCGTTTTTTCTGTGATTCACGCTCAGCCTCATAGGCACTTTCCATGTCTTGCCCATGGAAATAAAAAGGAACAAAATAAGTTTCTTTCATTCGAAAAGACCTGAATCATAAAGAGTTGGTAAATATTTAGCCTCTAATTCTTTTTCAAGCTGTTTTTCTTTTATAACCTTTTTACGCCTTTCTTCCTCGGTTTTTAAATAATTCGTTAAATCAGGCTTGTATCTCATGGGATGATTATAGATGTCATGTAATGGTCTTTTTCCGTTTTTTGTTTGAATGCTTAGGAGATAACTTGGTGGAACTCCATTTTCTTCAGCAGCAGTGTGCTTATCCGCCTCTATAACCAGTTTCCCATCTATGGTTTCTCCATTTCTATAAACAATAGAGACTTCAAGCTTTTTTAAATATTCTTCATAATTATCTTCCGTCATTAAAAATGGCTTTTCATTTATTTTGTAATAACTATTTGTCTCATCTTTATCAAAAGCTTTTTTAGAGACTTCCGAAACATTTTGAAGTGATTTAATTAACTGTTCTTTTATTTGTTCGGTTGGCAAGTATCTGTCAGGAGGCACATACATAATTTCTCTTTTATCATTAACTGTTGTTTCTCCCCAGACTTTTTTGATAGCATCTGCGGCAAATTTTCTAGCAAGCTGCATATCACCTGTTTTAATATAAAAGTCCTTAGCCATAGACTGATAATCATTTATAAGCCCTACAGGAACTTCTGAGAAACTAAAGCCTAGCTCATTAGCGGTCATGTTTTTTAAGGTTTTAGTATTAACTTTTTTATTATTTTCAGTATATTCTTTTTCTCTAAACTTTATTGTGCTCTCATCTACGCCAACAATGTTTTTACTGACAAGCTGTGAAGCCTCATCCACGCTTAAACCATTTCGTACATAGTTATTCATTGATTTTGCTATTAACGCTTGCTTCTCACCAATACCTGAAACCGAAATCGGATTTTTATCGTCCAACTGAACATAGGCTTGAGTAGCAGCATACATGGTTTGCGGGTCTTCTGATTTTAACATTGCGCTTATTTGATTAGTCATAACAGGGTTTTCAGCTTTAAGACCTTGCACTATAGCAACCTTGTCAGCCATTGGCAGGGTTCCTGGCTCTAATCCATAATTTTGCTCAGCTAAGGCAAATGCGCTATTTGTATATTTTTCGATTTCCTTGCCAGATTTATTTGCTAATGCTACTGGGTTATCAGAGTTTCGAGCAATATCAAGAAAGGACTCGGTTTCTTTTCTTTCTTCGTAGTCTCTCTTTAAGATTTTGGATTTTAATTTTTCTTGATTAAGCGGGTTTAGCTCAGACATTGCTTGAGATACGGATGCTTCGTCCCTTAGTCCTCCTGTTTCAAGAATACCGCCCCATTTAGTAAAATTAATATTCTCCTGCGTACTCATTGCAGCATTGTAAGTATTTGCAAAACTATTCAGGCTCCTAATCGCTTCCATTCTCTGAACAGGCGTTGCGCCCTCTAAAAATTCACCTTCTAAAATTTCTTTTTCCAGTATCCCAGTGTCTCCGCTCTTACGGATTTCCTGCAACCATCTTCCTTGCGCTTCTGCATTAAAGTAGTATTGCTTTATTTTTTCTGCCGTATCATGCACTTGTACTTCGGTGCTCAGCCCTAAAGGAACTCGATTGTAAACGTTACCTAGCGTATCTTTTAGCCCTTGCTCAGCTTTAGTGTAGTTTCCTAATAACAAATCATTTTGAAACGTCTCAACGCCAATCTGCATGTTGTTATCTGAGCGAGCCTTTAATTCCTTGAGATTTTGCTGATTTACTTTCTTTGACAACTCATAAAACGCTTGATTGTAGGATTCTTCCGCAGCCCGCTTTAACCCTTCCTTATTCCCAGGGCTGGCCAGTTCAATTAATTCTTTTAATCCTTTCAGCGTTGAGCTAGCAAACTCTTTCAAGGTTTTATTCGTTGGTCGCTGCTCTTGGTCAGCTATAAAGTGCATTTGTTGCACGAATTGATTCTTCTGGGCAAGAAGATTCTGATATTCCTCGTGCTGATAAGCTTTTGCAAATACTTTTCCCGATTCGCCAATAGGTGGCATAAACGCAGCCCAACCACCAGGATTCTTAGCGGCTTCAATTCCCGCTTGTTCGGCTAAAGCGTTTGCGCTGCTTTGCGCAATGGAAGCACCAATTTCCCCAGATACATCGCTTTCTATTCCTGCGTTAGCTATTCTTGAAGCGTGATGTTCAAAAGTGCTCTGAGAGCCACCCTTGCCAAAAACGTTCGCTGCGGGCTTTATTTCTGCTCTACGTTGATAGTCAGGTAACTCTTTAGCCATTATTTAATCTTTCCTACTTTTAAAAACTCTTTATCGCCAAGGTTTTTTAACGCCCTCATGGCACTTGCCTTTCCAGCGTTCTTGCTATAATTAATAGGCTTAGGTGCTTTACCAGTTCCTTTGCCCATCGAACTTAAGCCGGCCATTAACACCCCAGAACTATTGTCAAATAAGTTTTTCTTAAACGCTGAGGATATCTGGCTTTTCTTAAACCTAGCGTCTAACACTAAATCCATACCCGAAGCGGCTTGATTAAAAAATGAAAGTTCTTTAGCGGTGTTAATATTGGTTTTTAAAAAGTTAAAGCTCATTTGCCTAGCGGTTTGGTCATATCCATATTTGTAGATAGCGTCTTGGGAAATTGCTTGAGCTGAGCCTGCTCCTGCCATCTGACCCCTAAAAGCAAAAAACGCATTTTGACTTGCTAAAGTCTCTCTTAAAGATTGAGCGTCTTGTATAGACTGCTCTGTAAATGCCAGTTGCTCTTCTTGCAGTCTTAAATCTAACTGTGAGCGTTCCATTTGGCCGCCAGCTTCAAGAAGCTTTTTGCCAAATTGTAAGCGTTCGTTAAGCTGTCTTTTTTGTTTCCTAGAAGCCATGTAGCTCATTCCTGAGCCAATCGCCATTGATGCCACTTGAGCAGCCAACATATAAGGCATTACGTGAGCTCCAATACGTACGAAATTCCGATAATGGTCATGGGTAAAGGTTGCGTTTGTTTTATCGTAATTCCCATAGTTGTGCCATCCCAATCACTCATAGGATTATACTGAAAAACACCGCTTTTTGGTATAATTTTCTGGTCAAGTTTCACTTTAGCCATTGGCGTTGTAACGATTAATGAATTACCAATCGTACCGCCAATCGTTTCATAATAATTAATGTACAACGTTCTAATATGTTTTGGCGCATAAAGATTTGATGGCGTTCCCTCAATCATGCCAATAGGCAACGTGGTAAACGAAGACTCATAAGAAAGTCCTATAATGACTGATTGAACAACATTAGGAAAATGTATAGTACCAGCGTTAACGGTTTGTCTTTTCAGCACAAACCCATCAGCGACAATATCTACCTGACATCCTTCTAAATAATCTAGCCCATTAACCACGTCAGAATTCAATAAATCATTTCGGTAAGAGCAGTCCGTATGTAAGGTAAAATCTAATTCTTCTATCATTAACCTAGTAACGCCGTTTACAACTCTTTGTACCACAAACCAACACCGAGTACCTGAGCTGGCGACTTTTGCAAAGTAACCTTTATCCACTGTACCATCATTTCTAATATTAGCGGTTTCTCCCAATGACCACGCTCTTACGCCTTCTTCGCTGAGCGTTTGCAAAACCGCCAGTGTTCCATCGCTATTCGCCACGAATAAAAAACAACCTTGAGCGTATTTTGGATTAGCGAATGATTCTAAATCCACAGGACTAACAATCAAATGCGAGCTAAATACGCTGATGGTATTTAAAGCGTAAGATGACTGATTTAAATCAAATTGCATTACTTTTACGTTTCCAAGTGAGCTATCGATATACATGATTTGATTATCAACGAAAGCGGCGGGAATGTCCGCAACCCCATCCTTGTTCTGTTCGTTTAGACTAAAATTGTTTGGTGTAATTGGGCTATCAATTAAAACTTGGCTAGAGTAACTGCCAGAATCAGTATGAACGATTAAAGAGTTTCCTGATGTAAAGTCAACAATTTGATTCGAAAACCCCGTTGATGGGTACCAAGATATTGCGCTATCGTCCAACCTCTCGCTATCATCAAAATCATAAAATTCGTTTACTCGACTTCCCCACGTTCCGTTAGGGATAGTAAATGTCCCACCAAAAAATAATCGTGATTGATAGTAAGAACAAGTTTTAGGATAGCCTCTGGTAGCTGACCACGCTGGCTCTCCCAAAAAAGACAGATTGCCAAGCATATTCGACAAATCCTTGAAATCCTTAATCACCCTAATACGAGCAACTGAAGCGGAATTGATGCCCGTTATTTTAGCGATGCCATCATTACCTTTAAAGACACCACCAATATAATCATTCGTAAAGATATTCCCAGAGCATGCTAATGTGGTGTTACCTGTTTTAGCTGCAGGCTGAAACGTTAGGTTGTCATAATTTCTTTTAAAGTCAAATGTGGGAACATTTTTGAAAACGATTTGCTCTAACACCCAATTGTTTAAAACAATAACGTAACTATTATTGCCAGCATCGATTGGTGTATAGGGATTAACATCATTAACCGCATCTTCTGAACTTTGGTAAATTCTAAAAGCAGTATTCAAAAATACTCTAATATAATAAGTTCGGTTAGCGTATATTTGTGGATTGCTGCTGGGTATTACTCCTTGAGTTTCAAACCGAACTGGATAAACCGCATCCAAGTTTGCCCCTAACGCTTGAGAAATAAAATAGTTATTAGGAATATCTACTTCTGTAATGAGTACTGCATTATTAGCCCTACGCACGAGTTGATATTGAGGAAAGTTTTTATGAGAAATAATTAGCCTGTCATATACTTGCGTGAACCTTAAATTTTTAACGTCTTCTTTTTTATAAATAGAATTAACTTGAGATATTAATTTGTTTTCTAAATATATTTTTAACGATTGCTCTTCCCACAATAAAAGATAATCGGATTTCTCAATAGATATGGCTTCAATGTTGCAATAATCAGATGCAGTTGCTATTTGCAAAGTATCAGCGTATCGAGTTCCGAACCGTCTTTGCACGCCACCTTCTGGAATTACGATACAGTTTCGCAGCTTTTTAGCGGCCTTGTAATACTGTTCTATGTCAGTCCTAGCGTATATTTTTGGGCTTATCTCGCCGTACGTGAAATTAGATTGGTCGTAACGAATGGGCATTACGCACCGCCTGTCATACTACCAACGTAACGAACTTCACTAAGCGGATTGGATTGTAATGCGGTCTGCGGCCTATTTTGAGCGTCATTTGCCATAGCCACCGCTTTAAAGTATGCCGCTTTACTATCAAGATAGTTTGTTAAGTCTTTTACCTGCGCATTAGAAGTTGCAAGAAAAGCTGCCAATTCCCAAATTAAATACCGAGAAAAATAACTGGGAACTAAAGTAATATCTGGCTGGAAAATAAACTCCATCCATTTGGGGTTATTTGAATTGGTATATAACTTTTTATTAGCGTACAGTTCAAAATCATAAGTTCTTGGATAAATATTAATGAACTTCAAAAAGTTACTGGGTAAAGCGTATATGTACTTCCATCTATCTACTACAGGCGATTCGTTTAGTAAAGAGAGTTGTTGAATACCAGTCGCAAATCTCCAATTAGCATCACATAGCGAAGACTCATACATCATATCAAAATTATCTGAAGCCGACTGTACTAGTGGGTCTGGGTTGTCTAATGAAATAACTGAGCCTTTACCAATTAAAGTAAAGGCTCTTGAAACAATTTGAACTTTAGTAAAAGCCATATCTTAAGCTGCTGGGCAAGATAATATTCTGTACAAAGTTCTTACTGTTACAGTTGAGTTTCCGTTCTGCAAGTTTGCGACACCCATACCCAAAGTTAAAGCCGTGTTTGGCAGTATTTGGGCTGGATATGCTTCCGCACCAGCGTTAGTAGTCGGAAACATTGGCGTGTTTTTAGCTACTGCACCATTGAATACCGCAACCGTTTGGTTCGCAGTTAGGTCAACAATCTGCACAGCCCCTACACGAAGCGACAATGTTCCGTTAGCAGCATTAGCATAAGCTATGCTTTTATAGTTTAATGTTATATCAAATTGCGCTGGAACAATGACAAACCCTGGAATTGCCGCAACAAGCGTTTGTGGTGCTGCATTTAATGCCAATATTTGCGCAGCACTAAAGGTTTTATCACTAGACACAAAAACATTTATAGCGAGCAAAGTGATAGTTTTTGTAGCAATATTGACCGTATTGACACGAAACTGCACTATGCCATCTGTAGCCACAACATTTATGATATCCCCTGGAGCAAATGAATCAGCGGCAGCACCAAAATAGTTTGCAGCGGCGCATTGAGCAACTGTATCGGTAGCGGTGTAATAATTCCACAAAGCGAACGATGCGTTTTCTCCTCTTACTACGAGATTGGTAACGGAATCTATAGACTTGCCCACATTGCCAGAGGCTGGGACTTTTGCTAAACCTTGTAAATTAAAAGCCATTTTAAAACTCCTTAATGATTAAGCATCAATTGTGTCAACAGTTTCATCGCATACAATGGAAACAATACCCCTTGTATCAATTGCAACTGAGCCAGCCCAATAAGCGCCAGCAACTAACCAGCTATATACTTGTGGCACCCAATCTATTTTGACCGTCAAGTCTTGTCCCATTGCCATTCCGAGAGCATCTCTATGAAAAATAAAGATAGTTCTATTGTTACCTACTTTTGGCAAACCGCCTTCAGTATTGTTTGGAATAGTAACAACGTTTAAACCAAGCACTTCACGACCATTTAATGAACCTCTCGCCATTGCATCGTTATAAGTGAAGAAACGGCTTGTGAAGTGATCGTCCTTCAACAAAGTAGCCTGATTATTTCCAGTGCAAATTAAGAACCTATCTGTCTCTGGTACGGCGTTATCATCCAGAACTTTTAAAGCTTGTCTTAATTTGTACATGGTAAGGTTGGCATTGGCACCTGTGCTACTAGCATTTGCCGCAATCTGCTGAGCAGGAGGGAGTACAGCAGCACTCAAACTATTGATAATAATTTGATCTGAACGTCTTCCAATTGCTTGGTTTACAGCTCTAGCGGTATAAAGACGGGTGTCAAAATTAACTTCAAGCTGTTCAATGTCGTCAATATAATCACCAGCCATCCATTTTGCTAAATTGGCAATGACAGGTCTAAAGCCTGGATCAGTGGTAGGAACTACGTCACTAAAACCTGTTTGAGTAGCAATAATCTGTCCACGAGTTCTAAATTGGTACGAGTTACCAATAACACCTGTAGCGGTTCTAACTTTGTCTTTCAAAATAAAGCCATTAGAGCGATATTCTTCTTTCACCATATTGTCGAATTCGACTTGGGCGACTTGGGATAATGAAGCCATAAATAAACCCTCAAAAAAAAATACAAAACAAAAAGTAATTCGCAAAGAATTACGACCGTTTATCACTTTCTTCTGGGTTTAGGTTCCTAGATTATCCCTAAGAAGGGGTCTAATTTTCTAAGTTGTCCTTCAGTTCGCTCTTGTTTTAGGTTCCTAGATTATCCATTTCTGGTCTAATTTGTCTAAAACTTAAGCTACTCAGTAATCAATGCTAATCATGAAGTAATACTATTTTAAAAGTCAAGAAGTAAGTTCATTTAATTTTCGATAAGACAAGATACAGTCAAATAAACTAGCGGCTGCATCAGAAAATACACTTATATAATCGCCCGTTCTTAAATAATCAATATCTTTAATTAAAAATGAACGAGACTCGTTAATTTCAATAGGTTGGTAATAAACTAAAAATATACTATCTTCTATTGGCGGTGTGGGTGGCGTAGGGATTATCGGCCTGCTCAATGTTACGTAAACATTGATGGTCTCTTTAGTAGTATTTGTAAACTTTATGCTATCTAAAATACATCTAACAGGGGCTGTTAGTATAATAATAGGCGTGTCGCTTCCCTGCGATACTATTTCTGAATCATATTCTACAAAAGGGTAAGTGATAGACATTATTCTTATTGAGGAATAATCTTCTGTATCGCCTGACAATCAGCAATGAAGATATTTAGAACATCTTTCAAATCAGTCCCTTTTGGTTTGTCCGTGGGTATTTGAGCGATTAAGGCGTTAGTATCGCTGATGGATTGCGTTAAACCAGAAGCTAATGCCACATACCAGATTTTCTGAGTATTGGGATCTGAGCTACTGAAATAATTAAAAAGTTGTCCGCCAATTTGATTAATAAATTGAATATCCGCTTGGATA